TAGGCGCGCTTCGTTGTGGTGACGGTTTCGCTCATTGCTTGCTTTCCGCGAGACGCCGCAGCGCCTCGACTTGGTTGCCGACCTGCTGCAGAAAAATCGTGATCCGGGCTTCCAGGTCGGCAATGAAGCTGGGGTCACGTTGGATGCGCTGAACGTGCAGCTGCAGCGGCTCAGGCATCCGGGGATCGTAGGACACGAAATCGCACCACTGGCGGCCAGTGATCCACATCTGACCCTGCACCTGCGGGATATGCTCGTCGGGCATGCCGTTCAGCAGCGTTTCGATATGAACGGCGCTGTTGTACGGGCACTTGATCTCGATCAGCCCGTCCCAGTCGATCAGGCCATCCGGGCTGCAGCCCGCCAGCAGCGTGTCGTGGGCGATGAAGCCCGTCTCCTCAACGTGCATGCGGGTCATGCGCTCGTAGGCTGCGCGCGCTGCGGGCTCCTGTTCGGTGCCCCAAGTCATGGCGGCGGTAACGTAGCGCTGGATGGGCTGCTGCGTCAGACGCTCAACGACGAGTTCGGTGCGGTAGTCGCGCTGGGCCTGCGCTGGGTCGCCGGATTTCAGCACGGCAATGGCGTCCTTGAACCGGGACGCGGTGGCCTTGCCGATGCGGGCGGCGTACCAGTCTTCGGTGCGCTGGTCTGCGGTTTCAAGGATCACGGCTGCCGCTCCTCGTCGATGATGCTGATCTGCTCGGGCTTGTCCTTGGCCGCAGGGAACAGCGAAATCCTCATCTCGCTGCCGTCAATGTTTGTCAGGATGATGTGCCGCCAGGTGTGGCCACCGGCACTGGTGCGCCGGTCAGCGCGGACGCTGACGATCTGGTGAAAGTTGATGGTGGTGATCATGGTTGCCTCTCAGATGTCGTCGTAGTACTCAGGCTCACGCTCACCGAGCGATTGCCACAGTTGATCCTCGATCTGCTTCAGCCGGTCAGCGTTATCCCGCAGGAAACGCGACTGCAGCTCATACCGCGCCGCCTCGGCCTGCGCACGGGTGCCGCTGAACAGGCAGGCCAGCAGGGTGTCCACGCAGACGCTGTCCATGTCGTCCTCGCGGACGTTGATCACGTCGAACGCTGCGCCCTCGCGGGCATGAGAGACGACGCTGAGCCACATCTGCCAGTCTGCCGGGCAAGCCAGCAGGTGGTCCCGCGCCTCGCTGGTCAGCGGGGAATCGTCGTCAAGGGGCTGGTTACCCTGCCAGGTGATCGGGTCACCCGGGCCGTAGGTCGTGTACATTGCGCTACTCCTGTTGTCGCGCTCGCATCGGCGCGGACGCATCATGGCATCGAATGGCCCACCTTGTCCAGCATTGGACAATCCTGACAATCCTACAGGGTCATTCTCGGGAGGTTGACTCGGCGGGCTCGGCGGGCTGACACTTGCGGCCCCATGCTGCACTATCACGGCACACCGATCACACCTAAGCCAGCGCTTGAAGCGATGGCGGGGCAGCATTTTTGCGTCAGTTACTTTCGCCCCGACAGTCTCAAGACTTGCCTGCGCATTGGGCAGTCGCTGATGCTGGACAACGGGGCGTTCTCCTGCAAGACGCGCGGCGTGGCGTTTGACTTGCGCGGGTTCTACGACTGGCTGGATCCGCTGCTGGCGCACCCTCATTGGGCTGTAGTGCCGGACGTTATTGACGGCAGCGTCGAACAGCAGCGTGAAATGGTCAAGACCTGGCCCTACGGCAGGCAGTGGGGGATGCCGGTGTGGCACCTTGGCCTGCCGATTGACTACCTGCTGGACTTGGCCAACGATTGGGGCCGAGTCTGCCTTGGGTCATCGGGGGCATACTGGCAGGTCGGATCGCCATCGTGGGCGGCGCGAATGGATGAGGTGTTCAATGCCCTGCACCGCACTTTTGGTGCGCGCCTGCCTTGGACGCACGGCTTGCGGATGCTGGCCCAAGGAACGGAGCAATGGCCGCTGTCCAGTGCGGATAGCGTCAATGTAGCCCTGCACCACGCAGAGCAAGTGGAATGCGCCGGCTGCATGGCCAAGCGCATCAATCGCCAGAACCCGCCAACGGCATGGCAGCCGAGGGCGCTACAAGGAGCGTTATTGTGAATCTGACAATTGCGGCAATCGCCGCCTACGCCGCAGCAATGATTGCCGCCAATCTCAGCGTAGCCACTTTCGGGCCGTGGGTGTCGCCCATCAACGCATTCCTTCTGATCGGGTTGGATTTGGCGCTGCGAGATTGGCTGCACGTTCGCTTGCGAGTGTGGCAGATGGGTGCGCTGATTGCCGGCACGGGTGCGCTGACGTACCTGCTGAACCCAGCAGCGGGGCAGATTGCAATTGCATCGTCTGTTGCGTTCACTGCCGCAGCGCTGGTGGACTGGACAGCGTTTGCAAAGCTGCGCGGCACTTGGTTGATGCGCGCCAATGGCTCCAATGTCGCGGGCGCCGCGGTTGATTCTCTGGTGTTCCCGACATTGGCGTTCGGCGCGCTGATGCCGCAGATTGTTGTAGCCCAGTTCGCAGCAAAGGTGGCCGGCGGCGCACTGTGGGCGTGGGCCATCAATAAAACCAACAGGAGGACACCATGAGGCCACAGGAACGAAGGGCGCTGCAGGTCGTCGCAAGGCACCAGCCGGTTCGGGCGATTGAAGTTGCCGAGATGGTCGGCTGCAGCAAGAAATCAATTGGCCGAGCCCTGTGGGTGCTGGCCGGCGAGGGGCTGATCGAAAAGATTGGCCCTACCCGAAACAGCATCCAGTGGACGCTGACCGAGAAAGGCGCGGCAGTCGGCAGGGAATCCATGCAGCATCTGCTGAAGCCCTACGAGCAGGCGCCGTCGGTGTGGGCGTATGCGGCGCGGTGCGCTGCTGAATCAAGGAGCGGGAAATGAGCAAGCACACACCGGGGCCGTGGTTTGTGGAATCGCATGGCCGCTACAGGGTGGCGTCCATCACTTCAACAACCGGCATCTACGCAGACGCTCCGCCATTGATGCAAACCGCACCCGACGCACGCCTGATAGCCGCCGCGCCTGATTTGCTTGACGCGCTGAAACGCATTAGCGAATTTAGACTGCAAGATTTCATGGGGCCATGTCACATGGCGATGGAATGCGTTGCAGTTGCCAAATCGGCTATCGCCAAAGCCGAGGGCTCCGCATGAGAGGCCGCCGCACGCTGCGCGAGATCATGCTCGCCAATCAGAAATCCGAGGCGCTGTACGCGGCGCTGGCTGGCGTGCCGGTGCGGGAGTTCGACCAGATGCCGCCAGAGCCGAAGAAACGCGCCCCAGCGAAGCCCAGCGGCGAGCCGTCAGAGGCTCAAATCCTGCGGGCGATCATGGCGCTGCTGCGGCATCACCCGAAGGTCGCCAGCTACTGGCGGCAGAACAGCGGCACCTTCGCGGAGCGCAACCGGGACGGCTCGACGCGGTATATCCGCGCGAACACGGCGCGCGGCATGAGCGACATCATGGGCGTCCTGAAAGACGGCCGAACGCTGGCCATCGAGGTCAAGAGCCGCACCGGCAGGATGCGCCCCGGGCAGGAGGAGTTCCTCGCCACGATCCGCAGCGCTGGCGGCGTGGCGGGTGTTTGCCGCAGCGTGGACGATGCGCAGCGACTGCTGGGGGATGCATGAATGAGCTGGCTCTTTTCGCGGGCGCTGGTGGGGGCATTCTCGGAGGCAAACTGCTCGGATGGCGCACCGTCTGCGCCGTCGAGTGGGAACCCTACGCCGCAAGCGTACTTGCCGTCAGACAGAATGACGGCGTTCTCCCGCCCTTCCCGATTTGGGATGACGTTCAGTCCTTTGACGGCAGACCGTGGCGGGGCATTGTTGACGTCGTATCTGGCGGCTTTCCCTGTCAAGACATCAGCGTCGCAGGCAGAGGAGCCGGCATTGACGGCGCCCGCAGCGGGATGTGGGGACACATGGCGCGGATCGTTGGCGAGGTTCGACCACGATACGTCTTCGTGGAAAACAGCCCAGCGCTCCTTACTCGGGGACTCGGACGAGTGCTCGGTGATCTGGCCGCGCTCGGGTATGACTGCAGATGGACAGTGCTGGGAGCTGCCGACGTTGGAGCGCCGCATCAAAGAGACAGATTCTGGCTTGTGGCCCACGCCAACAGCCAGCCAAGCCAGATCAGAGGGCATGATCTTGCAGATGCGCAGTCTGGTGGATGCGGGAGTGTTGGACAGATCGGAGGCAGAAGCGATGATCTCGGGATCGTTGACACCGCCTCGGATGGAGAAATGGCCCACGCCCACAGTCTGCGGGAACTACAACCGCAAGGGCGCAAGTGCGACAAGCGGGGACGGCCTAGCGACTGCGGTCTATCAAACGCCTGTAGCGCGCATGTGGAAAGACAACGGCACGAATCCGAGCGAATTGGAGCGCAATTCTCCGACATTGGCAATGCAAGCTGGTGGCAGTCTGAACCCGACGTGGGTCGAGTGGCTCATGGGGTGGCCGCTCGGGTGGACAGACTTAAAGCCATTGGCAACGGACAAGTCCCGCTGTGCGCAGCCACAGCATGGCGACTGCTGACGGAGGAAAAATGACAACGAAACTCGACTTCAGCGCACTCGCGCAACGCCTGCTCATCAGCGCCGACACGCTGGTCCCCCAGTGGCTTCCTGGCGGCAAGCGCAGGGGCCACGAATGGGTCTGCGGCGACCTGGCGGGCGGCGAGGGCGACTCTTGCTCGGTAAACCTACTGTCGGGTCGCTGGGCCGACTTCGCCACTGGCGACAAGGGCGGAGACCTGATCGACCTGTACGCCGCCATCCATGAGATCGATTTAGGCGAGGCGTACCGACAACTGGACGGCACGCCAGCAGCGCCAGCGAGGCCGGCGCGGCCGCCGAAACCGCAGCGGCAGGTCATCACGCCCGTGCCGTCAGAATCGGCCGATCACGACTGCAGGCATCCCATATACGGCGACCCGTCGCAGATCTGGACGTACTACGACGGCAACGGGGACGTGCTGGGCTACGTGGCTCGGTACGACCCGCCTGGGGAGCGCAAGCAAATCGTCCCGTGGACGTTCGGCACCGACGGCTGGGGCATGGGCCAGTGGCCGGTGCCGAGACCGCTGTACCGTCTGCAGGAACTGGAGGCCCGCCCCGAAGACCCGGTGCTGGTCGTGGAGGGCGAGAAAGCCTCCGACGCTGCGGCAGGGCTGACCGGCAGCCCGTACGTCGCATGCACCTGGCCCGGTGGCGCGCAGGCGCTGGGCCGGGCGAACTGGCAGGTTCTGCGGGGCCGGAAAATCCTGCTCTGGCCCGACGCGGATCAGGCGGGCATCGAGGCTATGGAGCGCTTGGCGGCGATCCTGGCGCCTATCGCCAGCGAGGTCAAGGTCATCGACCCTGCCGGCCAGCCTGACGCATGGGATTGCGCCGACAGCGGCTGGACCCGGTGGTCCGACGCTCGGGCCTGGATCGCGCCGCGCGCTGCGCTCTGGAAGCCGCTAGCGCCCGAGCCTGCACCGGAAACGCCAGCAGAGCAGGCAGTCGCGGCGCGGGACGTCAGCACACTGGAGCCCGCAGAATGGTACGCACGCTGGGCTTATATGATGCCCGACGACGGATTCTTCGATCTGGTGGAACGCACCGAGGTCAGCCGCTCCGCGTTCAACGCGCTGTATCGCTCGGTTCGGTGCCACAGTATCCACGCCAGCACCAGCGGCGCGGCGCGCAAGATCGAGGCGTCCGTCAGCTTCGACGAAAACCGCGCTGCGATGGGTGCCCGCGTTCTGGCCGGCGCGACCTACGCGCCTGGGGCGTCAACGCTGTGCGAGCATCAGGGGCAGGCCTTCGGCAACAAGTGGCGTGACGGCCGGCCCGTGATCACCGGCAGCATAGACCCGCAACCGTGGCTAGATCACATCGAGAGGCTGATACCCGACGAGGCCGAGCGGAATCACATGCTCGACGCTTTCGCGTTCAAAGTGCAGCGCCCCGGGATCAAAATCAATCACGCGATCCTGATCGGCGGTGTACCTGGCGCGGGGAAAGACAGCATGATCGCGCCCCTGCTATACGCCATCGGCGGCGAAAACAAAACCAACTGCGCGTCAGTCGAAACCGCAGAACTGCAAGACCAATGGGGCTACTACCTCGAAAACGAAATCATCATCTTCAACGAACTGCGGCAGAGCGAGGCTATCGACAGGCGAGCGCTTGAAAACCGTCTGAAACCGATTCTCGCCGCGCCGCCGGAACTGCTTTCAGTGCAGCGGAAATTCCAGCACCCGATACAGGTGCGGAATCAGGCTTTAGTGCTGGCGTTCAGCAATTACCGCGACGCTATCGCTATCCCCAGTGACGACCGGCGCTGGTTCGTGCTCTGGACCCATGCGCCGCGCATGACCGACGAGGAATCCACGCGCCTATGGGGCTGGTTCGCCGCAGGCGGGCTGCAGGCCGGTGCGCTGTACCTGCGGCAGCGTGACGTTTCACGTTTCGCGCCCGGGGCCACGCCGCCGTGGACCGAGGCGAAACAGATCATGGTTTCCACCAGCCGCAGCGGAGCGGAATCGTGGCTGGTAGACCGCATCGAAAAACGCATCGATGAATTCCGCCTGGGCCTTATCAGCGGCCCGTGGCAGCCTCTGGTGGACCGCCTGCAGAATCAGGCTCCGCCGCATATCCGATTGAACCTGCAGGCCCTGCAGCATGCGCTAGCCGAGGCCGGCTGGCAAGACCTCGGCATGTGCAAATCGCGCAACAACCAGACCGCGCGCCACTGCTGGGCCTCGCCGGACTGGCGAGGCACCAAGTCCGACGCACGCGACGCGACCGAGACGCATCTCGGAGCGATGCCTACGCCGATGCGGCGCGTGATCTAGCCGCAGTTACGTTACCAGCTCGGGTTTTCTGCTTCCTCGCCGGCGTCCTCGGGCGCCGGCTGGGGATCTGCGCGCCATTCCAGCGCGACGGCAGCGGGAGCATGCCGCCAGCGCCCGTAAACGGCCAAGATAGCGGCATCCTCGGCCGCGTACCAGTGCCGCAGGGCCGTCAGGTCGTAATGGGCGCCGAACGAGAGATCCTCGGCAGCGCGCCAGGCTGCGACGGGATCGGCTCCGGTGTCGGCGAAATAGCGCTCGGCGGCCGCGATGCCACGGGCGCGGGTTTCAGCGTCGGCGTCGCAGTGGGTGATGATCAGCATTCTCGATGCTCCGAAAAGATGCCCCCGGCAGCGATGGGCGCACGATCCGGGGGCGAAGCCGGCCACCAGGCCGACAGGAGGAGACAACGATTCCGAACGAACCGCGCGATTATAGGTCAAGCAGCACTGCTAGCAACAGCGCTAGCAGGATTGCCAACAGCGCCAAAATCACGGCGCACCCGTGGCGACCCGGATAACGTCCAGCGCGTAGGCCAGGTCGTCGTCATCGGCCGCGGGGTGCGTTAGGCGCTGCAGGGCGCGGAGCAGTTGGGGGGCGGCGGCGATCAGGCGGGCGTCGTCGTTGCTGGCATACAGCGCCTC